GCATACGAGGAAGGAAAGCATCCTCCCCTTCTTGGATTGCCTGAAAATGAAAGGGCCGGGGAAGGGCCGTTAGGTGGCAAGGAATTACAGGAGTTGAAGGCTCGTTCTTCAGTTCGCACAGATTGGATGCCTGAAGGTATTGATAAGAAAAAATACCCCGATTATGTAGGGAGTAGCGGGAGGGGTAGGGCTCACCATGAAATCTACGGTCTTTTCCATCACGCAAATGATGTTGCTATAGCGTTGGAGTGGCATGGTAAGAGAAATCCTAAGCTACTATTGGAGGCTATAGATTCTGTTCTAAAGAGCGGTAATTTGCGTTGGGGATGGCCTACAACCTCGCCTACGGAGCAAGATGAGACATCCGTATATTTCCTTGAAAGGCTACGGAACGAGATAGTAAGGGAAAATAGAGACAAGCTAACAGACTTTATTGATGCTGGATTGATCGCAGCAGACTGGTATCTGGGGAAATAATGGAAACTAATATAACAGGCCCAGAACTTTATCACGGTATAGACCCGAACACAAGAAATCTTTGGGGATACGGGTGGAGAAGGGGTTACAACGATCCTTGGCGCGACCAGAAGACGAAGACGTTTCTTGGGAATCTTTTTGCGAATATGCTCCTTCCCGGTTCGGGAGGGGTGCTGGGTGCTGCTCAAAAATTTGAAGGTTTGTTAGACCCGCATGGCTGGAATAGACCCTTTCATAAGTCTGAGGAAACACTAGAGAAGGAGAAAGCAGCAGACATTGCGTCTAGGGATGATTATCACGAAATAGCCAAGGAAAGGAAAAGGCTATGGAAACTATACCGGCGATTAGGACGAATGGCTGACTTGGAACGATATAAGGCTCATGTACGCGAATTTGGCTGAGAGGCAGTCCATTGAAAAAGCTGTAGAGATAGCCCGTGAGATAAGGACTAGGGAAAGATTCAATAAGATTGACCTTTACGATCCCTACCCCTATCAGAAGAACTTTCATGATACCGGAGGTTCTGCTAACCAACGGCTCTTAATGGCTGCTAACCGCATAGGAAAAAGTTATTGCGGAGCCGCAGAACTCGCTTTTCATGTAACTGGTTTGTACCCAAAGTGGTGGAATGGTCGTAGATTCACTCAACCTATAGTTGCTTGGGCTGGAGGGGTCTCAAATGAAACCACCAGAGATATTGTACAATTTGAATTATTGGGTTCCCCGGATGACCCCGAAGCCTTTGGTTCCGGTTCTATACCGAAAAAACATATAATAAAAACCGAAAGGAAACCCGGAGTCCCTAACGCCAAATCAGTAGCGTTGATTAAGCACGTTAGCGGTGGGAACTCTTCTTTATTCTTTAAAGCCTACGAGATGCAAGTAGAGAAATGGCAAGGTCGTTCAGTCGATTGTATCTGGCTAGATGAGGAGCCAAGCAGGGAACTGTACTCACAGGCTGTAACCAGAACCCTTGACCGAAGGGGGATGGTTTACATGACGTTTACGCCCGAAGCTGGCATGACTGAGACAGTCGCCTCGTTCATGAATAACCTACAATCTGGACAATCCCTGACAAATGCAACTTGGGATGATGCTTCAGAGAAGATATTTTCCATGGGTGGGGAGAGAGGTCATCTCAATGAGGCTGTCATGGAGCAGATTCTATCCTCCTATTCCCCACATGAGAGAGAGATGCGACGGTTTGGAAGACCCTCGATTGGTTCAGGATTGGTCTTCCCGCTGGGCGAAGAAAAGATTATGGTTGATCCTATGGAGATAAAATCCCATTGGCCTAGAATAGCAGCGATAGATTTTGGATGGGATCATCCGACGGCTGTCGTTTGGTGTGCGATAGATCGGGAAGAGGGAATGTTTTATGTGTACGATTGTTACAGAGCGTCTAAAGCAAGCCCTTCCGTCCACGCCCAAATTATACGAAATAGACCTCATTTTATCCCCGTTGCTTATCCCCATGACGGCAATAGACGAGATTCTATGGGTAATCCCGGTCTGGCTGACCAGTACCGTAATCTAGGTTGTAATTTCCTTCTGGAGCATTTTACCAATCCTCCCGCATTAGGAAATAATAAGGGCTCTAACTCAATAGAGGAAGGCTTAATGGCTATGCTCCAATCTGTCGAGGCCGGGAAGTTCAAGGTATTTTCTACTCTATCAGATTGGTTTGAAGAGTTCAGGATGTATCATAGAAAAGACAACAAGGTGGTTCCTATACGGGATGACCTCATGAGTGCAACAAGGTACGCATTCCAATCCCAGAGATTTGCCGTTGCTGGCGAAGACCCCTCTTGGACTGAGGATGTAACATATAGGAACTACGGAATTATTTAATGGCAAAAGAAAAAATTACTGAGGACGAACTGTTAGCGAGAATCAGGAGTGAAGTTACTGATGCCTTGGGCTATGGTGATACAATATCCAAGCAACGAGAAGATGCTATGGAATATTACTATGGTTTACCGTTTGGTAACGAAGTAGAAGGGCGTTCTCAATTTGTAGATAGCACAGTAGCAGACACTATAGAATGGATTAAGCCCTCCTTGATGAGAATTTTTGCTTCCGGGGATGAGATGGTAAAATTTAATCCTGTTGGACCTGAGGATGTAGAGTCTGCTGCCCAAGCTACCGATTATGTAAATTATGTTTTTACTCGTGATAACCCCGGATGGGAGATATTGTATTCTTGGTTTACTGATGCTCTTCTAAGTAAGAATGGCATAGTAAAGGTATGGTGGGATGAATACAAGGATTATGAAAGAGAAGAATATAAAGGCTTGGATGAAATGGAGCTTTCTTATCTTATAACAGGTGATGATATAGAGGTTGTAGAGCATACTCAATATGAAGTTGATTTAGAACCTCGCCATGACATTGTTATAAAAAGGGAAATTAGTAAGGGAAAAATCAGGGTAGAAAATGTCCCTCCATCAGAGTTTCTTATATCTAGGGAATCCAAGGACATAAAGGACGCTAGGTTTGTTTGCCACAGGGTAAAGAAAACATTATCTGAACTTAGGGAGATGTATCCTGATGAAAAGCTAGAGCCGGAAGATTTGGGCAACGATGATGGAAGCATGGACTCTTTTGGTAGCGAAAGGGAATCAAGATATGATTTCGATAATAGCTCTAATTTTGGGCTAGACGATGGTACTGAATATGAGGAATCATTAAGAGTTTATTGGTTGAATGAAAGTTTCCTTAAAACTGATTTTAACGGCGATGGCCTCTCCGAATTAAGGAGGGTTTGCACTGTCGGTGATTATGTATTAGCCAATGAAGAAATAGATTCCATACCTTTTATATCCATTACCCCCATAAAAATACCGCATAAGTTCTTTGGTTTATCGGTTGCTGATCTTGTTATGGATTTGCAGTTGATAAAAAGTACGCTGATGCGAAATCTTATGGACAATATGTATAACCAGAACTTTGGTCGATATGCCGTATTAGAGGGGCAGGCGAATCTCGATGATCTTCTCACCCAAAGACCGGGTGGAGTAGTTAGAGTTAAATCCCCCAACGCCGTAATGCCCCTCACTACTCCCCCTTTAGAACCTTATTCTTTCCAGATGCTTGAGTATTTAGATGGGGTAAGGGAATCCAGAGCGGGGGTAAATAAGTATTCTCAGGGATTAAATGAGAATGCTTTAACATCCCATACTACAGCCACTGCTGTAAACGCCGTTATGACTGCTGCACAGAGTAGGGTTGAGTTGATTGCAAGGAATTTTGCAGAGACTGGCGTAAAGGACTTAATGAAGGCTATATATACCCTTTTGCAAAAGAACCAAGATCAAGAGCGAGTCATAATGCTCAGAAATAAATGGGTTCCAATTCGTCCAGATATGTGGAAAGATTGGTATGATTGCACTGTTTCTGTTGCTCTTGGAACAGGGAATAAGGATCAGCAGGCACAGCACCTTGTTACCATGCTTCAATTTGCCGGTGATGCAATGAAGGGTGGATTAAGGATTGTTAATGAAAAGAATATGTACAATATGGGTGCAGCCCTAGTAAAGAATATGGGCTTCCAGAATGTCGATGATTTCCTTACAGACCCGGATGAGATTCCTCCAACTCCCAACCCAGAAGAGGAAATGAAGCAGATGGAAATGCAGTTGAAGTTTAAAGAACTGGAAATGAAGGCTGCTGATATCCAAGTGAAGCAAATGAAAGTACAACAAGATGCAACCGCTGATTCTGTTGATGCCCAATTGAAGATGCAGGAA